ACCGAAGTTTGCAGTTCGCATCATGGCATATCGGGTTCTAAATGTGTAATAAGAACTATGGCCCAATAACCACGGATCAAGGAACTCGCATTGTGTATATAAATCTAATGGTGATTTAGTAACCGGTGATCCTGTTAAGATTCTTTTATATTTAGCATACCTAGATAAAGCTAAAATATTTTTTGTTCTTTTAGCCCCAGGATTTTTTATAGTAGTTGATTCATCAATCGCAATCATGCATTTGTGACAAGCTAAAAATCGTTCAGCAAAATCCATACCTTTCTTAGTTGAGAAAGCTTCAACATTCATAATAAGAATATGTAAATCTTCACCGCTCTCAAACAATGTACTTAATTTTTTCTTTTGCTTTTCGTTAATAAGCGCTTGCCATAAAACCATTTTTTTCTCCACATGGTCTGCCATGTGTGTGGGTATCTCTGAGTCATGCCAGTTTTTATATACACCCTTAGGTGCCACAATTAAGACACCATTGATTTTGCCATTATCATAAAGCATAGAAATGTTGTCTATTAATACTTTAGATTTACCTGTACCCATCTCCATAAAGTAGGCAAAGTTTTCTTTTTTCCATGACATTTCTAACGCTTTTAATTGATGCGCGAATGGCGTCGTTTTAAATTTATAATTCATAATTTAAGTTCTTCTTTCTATTGACAGCGCATAACATAGTCGATATAGTCTTGTCAAGAAAGTTATGAAGGATAATTTAGTATACGTCGTACAAGACATACCAGGTACAAGAGAGGGTCGCCCTAAAATAAATATTATAGGTGCATCTGAATTTGGTGAGTTGAAAGTTTTATTACCGGAAACTTCTCAAATTATTTTGTCTCCAGGTCCATTAGTGTTTAAACTTCGTAAGCTGTTAAAAAATTATAACTCAAATGACTTTCTATTATTGACAGGTGATCCTGCAATAATTGGTGTTGCTTGTAGTATTGTATCTGATATTACAAACGGCAAATATAAACTTTTGAAATGGGATAAACAAGAAAGAAGATATTACCCAATTCAAATTAATCTATACCAGAAAGGAGAAATAGATGAATAATATAAACTTTGAAGAGGATCAAACATCTTCATTATCTAAAATTGATGATGCAGGTGATTTATCTTCACAAGTAGTAAAACTAAAAAAACTAGAAGATGAACTTGCAGAAGTAGAGGCCCATGTCAAAGAACTTAAAAAACAAATTGACATGGTTGGAGGTGAAGTCATACCGACGATGATGCAAGAGATGAACATAAGCACGATGAAATTAGCAGACGGATCCGCTGTTGAAGTGAAACCCGTCTACGGTGCTTCTATTCCTATCGCAAAAAAGGAGGAAGCATTTAAATGGCTTCGAGATAACGACCTAGGCGACCTTATTAAAAATGAGGTAACCGTTTCCTTTGGTCGTAACGAAGATAACAAGGCTAGCAATTATGCGAACCTTGCACAAGGTCAAGGGTATCAACCAGTCCAAAAATTAAAGGTTGAACCAATGACACTTAAAGCTTTAGTCAGAGAGCGTATCGAAAATGGACTAGATATGCCCTCTGAACTATTTAACGTGTTCGCAGGAAGCAGAACCAAAATAACAAGGAAATAAGAACCATGAGCAAAGCACAAGTAACAACGAAAAAAGAAAATGCATTAGCAACAAATATGTTTGAAGCTGATGCTGGCCAAGGTATTGGTAAGTTAACTCAAGAAGATTTAGCTTTACCCTTTTTAAAAATACTTGGTCAATTATCTCCAGAGGTTAACAAAAGAGATGGTAAATATGTCGAAGGTGCAGAACCCGGCATGATTTATAACTCAGTAACTTCTGAATTATTTGACGGACAAAAAGGCATCAATGTTGTTCCATGTCATTACAAACTGGAATACATTGAGTGGAGAGACAGAGGCGATGGCCCCGGAGCTCCAGTGCAAATTCACCCGTCAAGTAGTGATATCCTATCACAAACAACAAGAGGAGCTGACTACAAAGATAGATTACAAAGTGGTAACTATATTGAAAAGACAGCAAGTCATTTTGTGATAACCATGGGGGAAACACCATCCACTGCATTGATTGCTATGAAATCTACTCAATTAAAAATTAGTAGAAAGTGGAATACCATGATCGCTCAAATCAAACTTAAAGGTAAAAATGGATTATTTACTCCGGCATCTTTTAGCCACATTTATAATCTAAAGACCGTTCAACAATCTAATGATAAAGGAACGTGGTTTGGTTGGGAGATTAGTAAAGTGGGTCAAGTACAAGAGGCTGCTTTATATTCACAGGCAAAAGCTTTTTCTGAAAGTGTTTCTAAGGGAGACGTTCAAGTTAAGCATGGTGAAACTTCTGATAAATCTAATTCACCAATTTAGTTTAAACATCGATGGGCAGGTAAAACTGCCCATCAAGAAAGTAGAAAATGGAGAACAGGTTTATAAAAATATTTTCTGGTCTAGAGCGTAACTATGGTTATTGTAATGTTAAAAATGGTTATACCGATCCCGAAACTGGAAAGTTAAAATTTAAACCAGGTGATTATGGTTGGTCACAAGACGCAGTTACAGATCAAGATTACATTGATCATATAAACGGAGAAAAATCTATCGGCATTCAACCTTGTGATGATGAGGGTATGGCACAGTTTGGTGCGATAGATATTGATCCTAAAAAATATAAAGATTTTAATCCTAAATATTTTTTTGATATTATTATTCAATGGGAACTACCTGTTGTTCCTGTTCGATCAAAGAGTGGTGGTCTACATATTTTTGTTTTCTTAGAGAAAAAAATTAAGGCAAGTTTAATTAGAAACTTTTTAGATAAATTATTATTTACATTTAAATTAAAACAAACCACAGAAATATTTCCAAAGCAAACAGAACTAGGAACCACGGACGACGGAACAAAAATCAATGGTAACTTTATCAATCTACCTTATTACAATAAAACAGAACGAGTTGCAGTTAATCCACACGATGGAACAGAATTTACATTAGAACAGTTTATACAGATTGTAGAAACAAATTTACAAACACAAGAGTCCATAGAAAATTTTGGTTCAGAGATAATAAATAAACAATTAAAATCTGGGGACGAAGAGTTTAATGATGGTCCTCCATGTTTGCAAGCGTTAACTCAAAATAAATTAAATGACGGACGAGATAGATTTCTATATAATTATATGGTTTTTGCGAAGAAAAAATACCCTGATAACTGGGAGAAGAAAGTAGAAGAGGCAGCAAGAAAATACTTTGAATATTCTCCAGAGTGGGATGACAATAGAGTTAAATCAAAAATTAAAGCATGGAAGAAAGAAACTAAGGGACACACTTGCACTGAAGATCCAATCGTTAATCACTGTGTAAAATCAGTCTGTGTTAGACGAGAGTTTGGTATCGCATCAGACAAAAAGAAAACTTGGCCAATGTTATCTAATTTAGTGAAGTATGATTATAAACCAGAACCAGAGTTTTGGTTTACAGTTACATTACCAGATAAAGGTAGCGGAGAAACTAAAAAACAAATCGTTGCAAGAACGATCGATAAACTTATAGAAATGCGAGAACTTAGAAAATTAATTGCTGCACAAACATCTGTCATTCCTCCAAAGATAAAAGATAACGATTTTCAAATTATACTTGATCGATTGAAAGATACAGAGGAAGTCATGCAACCAGCTTCAGGAACAAGTCCTGAAGAGCAACTACATAAATATTTAAATGATTATATCTTTCAAGTGATCGCGAAGACCTATGCATCATTTAAAAGTGGGTCAACTTTAATTGAGGAGAACTATGCATACTTTGTTTACGAACATTTTTTTAATCATTTAAAAAATAAAGACTGGAAAATAAAAGAGGATAGAACAGCGACCATGATGCAAAAAAGTTATCAAGCAACCTTTGGAGAAAGAAAAAGATTTCCTAAATCAAAAGAACAGGGAATCTATTGTGTGAAGATCTCATTAGAATATTTTACAAAAGAAGAAACTGCAGATGAAATTATTGAGATGAAAGATAAAAATGACATCTTGTAAAGTGCACAAAATTTATGGCCCGCCAGGTACAGGAAAAACTTCTAAACTCTTAGAACTTGTAAAACAATATGATATAAAAAAAGTTGGCTATTTTGCTTTCACTCGTAAAGCTGCTAATGAAGCGAAGAGTCGAATAAATTTACCCGATAAAAAATTAAAATACTTTCAAACACTTCACGCTTTTGCATTTCACACTCTCGGTCTTAGCGAAGATAGTGTGATGCAACCTTATCACTATGAAGACCTAGGTAAGATTCTTGGCATACGAGTAAACTACGCCGATAAATTTAATGATCAACAAATACATTTTTTAACATCGGACAATATTTATTTTCAAACCATAAATAAAATGCAGAACCAAGATATTGAAGAATATCAAGATCGAGATATTGATCCGGGTCTTTTACGTCATATCATCATAAACTTAGCTGAGTATAAAAAGAAAAATAATTTATTAGATTTTAATGACATGATAAAAAGATTTGTTAACAAACCTGAATTGTGTCCAAACTTTGACGCTGTATTTATTGATGAGGCCCAAGATCTTTCACCCCTACAGTGGATGATGTATGATATTTTAAAAACTAAAACAAATAATATCTATCTTGCAGGGGATGATGACCAAGCAATATTTCAGTGGGCAGGAGCAGATGTTACACGTTTTATTGAGGAGCCTGGCACAGAACAAATCTTAACACAATCCAGACGCATACCAAAATCTATTCAAGAATTATCAAAAGTTATTACAGAAAGAATACAAGGCATCAAAGTATATAAAAAATATTTACCAAAAGATATTGAAGGCAAGATTGAGTATGTCAATAATATTGGTCAGTTACAATTAGAAAAAGGTAAATGGTTAATTCTTTCACGAACCAATAGTAAATTAAAAAACGTGATGAAAAAATTACAAGAGATGGGATTGTATTATCAATATAAAAAAGGTAAAAGTTTTAAGGCAAAACTTTACAAAACAATTGTTAATTATACAAATTGGACGAAGGGTGAGCTGTTAGAAGATAACGAGATAAAGGATATATTGGAGTGTTGTGGTGACGAACCAGATAAAACTAAACCATGGTATGAAGTTTTTACAGCTGTACCCATGGTAGAAAGAGATTATTTAAGACACATGTTGTCAAACGGTGAAAAATTATCAGAGGATGCAAGGATAAAACTATCAACGATTCATGCAGCCAAAGGTGGTGAGGAAGATTCTGTAGTTTTAATTTTAGATAACTCTCAAAAAATTAGAGATGCTGTTATGTATAACCATGAAAAAAGAGATGAGGAACATAGAGTCTGGTATGTTGGAGCGACTCGTGCTAAAAATAATCTTTATTTAATGAGAGCAAAAAAAGAAAGGCATGGTTATCAGTTGTGACAAACAAAGATTTTTTTATAAAAGCATCTGATCATCAAGAGGGAGGAGATCATTATAAATTAAAGATACAACCTTTTGATTTTATCATGGAAAATAAATTAAATTTTTTTCAAGGCAATGTCATTAAGTACGTCGTGAGATATTTAAAAAAAAATAAAATAGAAGATTTAAATAAAATAAAACACTACTGTGATTTAGAAATAGATCGACTTAGAAAAGAATGGGATAAATGAAAATACCTTTTTTTAAACCACAAACAGAATGGACAGAACCACAAGAGTTTCCAGATCTTAGGTCTTACGATGAGATTGCGATTGACTTAGAGACTCGCGATCCCGATTTGAGAAAATCAGGTTCAGGATCGGTGATAGGAAATGGCGACGTGGTAGGGATTGCTGTGGCGGTTTCTGGTCGCAAGTTTTATTTTCCGATCGGTCACGCATCAGGTCCAAACATGCCTCGAAAAAAAGTTCTGTCATGGTTGCAAGATACCATGTCTACTGATGCTGTCAAAATTTTTCACAACGCAATGTACGATGTATGTTGGCTACGACATTTAGGTATAAAAATAAACGGTTTAATTGTTGATACCATGATTGCAGCATCTCTTGTAGATGAGAATCGTTATCAATATAGTTTAAATAGTTTAGGTTGGGATTATCTTGGTTATGGTAAATCTGAAAACGAATTAATAGAAGCAGCAAAGTCTAGAGGACTTGATCCAAAAGCAGACATGTGGCAACTCCCAGCGATGGAAGTTGGATCGTATGCAGAGCGAGATGCTGAGTTAACTTTTGATTTATGGCAAATGATGAAGAAAGAAATTATTCATCAAGACATTGAAAGTATTTTTAGTTTAGAGACGGATCTTTTTCCTTGTCTGGTAGACATGCGTTTTCTTGGCGTGCGAGTGGACGTTGAAAGAGCTCACAAATTGAAACAAAAGTTAGTTTCACAAGAAGAAGAGTTATTGCTGCAAGTAAAAAAAGAGACAAACATAGAGCCCCAAATATGGGCTGCCAGATCGATCGCCAAAGTTTTTGACAAACTATCACTAGATTACCAAAGAACAGAGAAAACCCAGTCACCATCTTTTACCAAAAATTTTTTGCAAGAACATAAACATCCTTTAGTTCAAAAGATAGCAAAAGCTAGAGAAATAAACAAGGCTCATACAACATTTATTGATACAATTATTAAATACGAATATAAGGGAAGAATCCATGCAGAAATTAATCAGATAAGATCAGACCAAGGAGGGACAGTTACAGGCCGTTTTAGTTACAATAATCCAAACTTACAGCAACTTCCAGCACGGAACAAGGATCTTGGACCACTAATTCGATCTTTATTTTTACCAGAAAAAAAACATACTTGGGGATGCTTTGATTACTCTCAACAAGAACCAAGACTCGTTGTGCATTATGCATCACTATTTAAATATCCATCGGTCAATGATGTTATTGATGCTTATAATAATGATACTTCAACAGACTTTCACCAAATTGTTGCTGACATGGCAAGGATACCAAGGACACAAGCAAAGACAATTAATCTTGGATTGTTTTATGGGATGGGTAAAAATAAATTACAAGCCGAACTCGGTGTTACAAAAGAAAAGGCAGAGGAATTATTTAATCAGTATCATGCAAGAGTACCATTTGTAAAACAACTGATGAATGCTACATCAAATCGTGCACAAGATCGTGGTCAAATTAGAACGTTACTAGGACGACTATGTAGGTTTCATTTGTGGGAACCCAATAGTTTTGGTATGCACAAAGCCATGCCTCACGAAGAGGCACTCAAGGAACATGGACCAGGGATCAAGAGAGCTTACACATACAAAGCATTAAATAAACTTATCCAAGGTTCTGCTGCAGATATGACAAAAAAGTCTATGGTCGAACTTTATAAAGAAGGTATTATTGCACACATACAAATACATGATGAACTTGATTTATCTGTTGAGTCACCTGAGCACGCTCAAAAGATTATTGAGATCATGGAAAATGCTGTTAACTTAGAAGTCCCCAACAAAGTTGACTATGAATCAGGAGAAACTTGGGGAGATATTTACGATTAACTATGGCTTATTTAAATGCAAACATACCACCAATCTACTGCCAAATAAGGAGGGAATATTTATATGACTTACAAGAACATCATGGAGAAGCTGAAGACGTTGTGGTCTTTGGTATTACAAGTATTGCAGGACGTGCCATACTATTCCACTGTATGTTGGAGAATGGTGCGTGTTACTGGCGATTGCCTATCTCAGCGTTTTTCCAAAAATCGCATGACCGAGCCAAAGTGCCGGATATGTCAGTACACGAGTTGGAACTGTGGAACTGTTTTAGTTATCATCCTAGTGTGCATTGCTTTGATTTTTTAGTAGGAGAAAAAGGAAAGTTTCGAGGTATAGACAAAAAATTTTATCATGGTGAATACTTATTTACTATTGACTGGGCGGCTCCAGATAGTAATATACTGGACGTCGAGCACTCAGAAATACCTCAAGAACATAAGTGTGCTCATGTTCTTGCTTTAGAAAACGGCAACTTTGCCGCTCAACCAAACAATAGATTAATCTGGAATGTCCCAAGCTTTACTGTGAAGGATCATTGGCCAGACTACAAAGTCCAAACAACATATTGGAACGTTGAGAATAAAGGCTTAGTAACTGAGGACTCCGACCGAATGTTTTATGAGGTGGATAAAAAGGATGAAAAAAACTGAATGGATTATATTTATAATTGTAACCCTGGTATTTTTAATGACATGGTTTGTAACTCCCGTGCGCTCAGAAACAACAAATCAAACCAACTCTAGTGGATCTAATACATCCATCACAGGTGGTTACACTAACAGCACAACTTATTCAGCAGGTAGTAGTTCTGCCAGCACAACCACAAACAACAGTACATCTAATATTAAATCAGCCCCACCA